AGTGTGACCAGTTCATAATCTTACTTGCTACTTGAAAGCGGTCAACGACTCCATCAAGATCTGTAATCTTAGGAACGCTCATACCTTCTGCTAACTGAAAGTCAAAGATAGCAAACTGTTGGTCGTTAAAGTTAGATGGTTCAAAGTAACGGTAGGTACCATCATCATTGAGAACTGGCTTGCCCTTAGTATCACGAAGTAAAATTCTTGGAGCAAAAAGTTGCTCACGTGATGAGTTAGCCAAATCGTCAAGGATGTTCTTGCCACCAGGAACTTTATTAAGTCCACGAATTTCAGCTACTGTATTGAAGACACCCATCATAATCTGACGCTTTTGTGCTTCATCTCCAGCCTTAAATGCTTCTGCAAATAGGCGTGAGTTGTAACGAGTATTAGCAAGACGTGCTAACTGATAGACCTTTTCAGCAGAATCTACCGCGTTAGGGTCAAAGAAGTTATCACGGAAAAATGGAACCTTTGCAAATTTAGATGCAAAGCGATCAATGCGATCTTGGACATAATCCAGTGGCATACGGAATGCACCATCTGCACGTAGCTTTGCGGTCTTGCGCTCAACCTCACCAATAATGCTTTTTTCAACTTGCTTTAAGAATTCTTTTGGAGTGTTGGCAGTTGCTGCATCACCTGTGCGTGTATCAATAAATTTAGTCTTAGCCATTAGCTGTGCTTCAATACCACCAATAGTGGTCTGGTCACTAAATACTTCTCGGCTAATGCGCTTACCTGACTTATCAAAGCGAAGTACTTTGTTACCAGTGGTTAATGCTGCAATGCGAATCTGACGACCTGCATCCATACGTGGTAATAATTGAACTTGACGACCTGCTTGACCTTTGAGAGTACGTAATGCATCTTCGCTATTAGCAAGAAAGTTCTTCATAGTTCCAGCTTCAACTACGCCTTCTTTAAGCATAGCCTCAATCACATCATCACCAAACTCTGGAGCAATACGCTTGAGTTGTATAGATGCTTGAACTAAAGCCTGTGGATCTACTGCGCCTGCTTTGATTGCCTTGCGAGCTACTGAATAATTCTTCAATGCTCCAACATAGGCTTGGTCAAATCTTTGTACGCTTGCTACTTCAAATGCTTTTTGAACATTGCCAGCATCTCCAATGATATTATCTAAAGCATATTTAGAAACATCGTACGCTTTCTTGGCTTTACCAAGTAGCAAGGTTGGATCTGCAAAGATACGAAATGTAGCATCGCCTAGACCTGAGATAGTTCTATAGGCTGCTCCTGAGCCTTCCCACTTTTGAGGAAGTATTGCGTTAGCAAGTGCTCGACCTGGAGAATACTTGGCAGCGTTTGCTGCATCTAGTGCATCTTGAAAGAGTGGATCTTTCTTTTGTGAGGCACCTGCTGCGATTCTTTTTTCTTCTTCAGTACCAGTTGCAATAACTTGGTCGAGAGTCATACCCTCTGCAATTTTTTGTGCAACAGACATATAGCCCGAACCAAAAATCCTTGTTGCTTCAGCCATACGTGATGGACTAAATACCTTATCACCTTTATCGTTGGCAGTTGTCCAGGCTTTACCAATGTTTACATTTTGGTCAAGTGCGATAGCAGCAGTACGATAGGCACGTGTGCTTAAATCTGAAAGTTCTTGTACACCTTTGAAAGCTAATTTAACTGGAGCAGATACAGCAGTGATTATAGGATCTACTGTGTAATGAAGTGCTGTACCTAACCATCCACGCTTTTGCTCAACGTTACCAAAGTTATCTTTCAAAGACTTCTGTTGCTCTGGCGTTAGTTTTCCATACTCTAACTTGGCAACGTCTGATGGAAGAGATGATAACTTCTGGTGCGAGTCTACAGCTTTGATGTAGCCATTGATCTGTTCTTGTTGCTCTGGTGTTAAACCAGCCTGAGAAGATATAGCCTTAATGTTGTTGGACGTTGATCCCACTACTGACCTCTAGATAAAGCCATCTGATAGAGAACAGAAATTTCTCCAGTTTGATCGTATGGAAGTAATGCTGCAAGCGTGTCTGATAACTTACCTTCTGGTGGCTTTGGTGGACCAGCCATAGTCATAACGTCTTCGCCAGTGCGTTCGGTTGGTGCAAACATTTGTGTTAATGGGGCAGGCTTAACTGCTTCTTTAATTTCACTAGCAGGAGCTGGACGTGCAGATGGTTGTCCAGTAGTTGGAGCGCCTGCAATATCTTCTGCCATTGCCTTACGATCACCGTAGTTTTGTGACGGTGGTAGGTCTTCACGTACGGAGAATTTTCCTGGACCGCCAATTTGTAATGGGCTATCTACCATCGGTATCCTCCTGTATCTTTTCTAAATCGTTTGAAAATTGTTCCCAAGCCTTATTAATTTCTGAGTTACGGTTAGCATTATAGATAGCTATTTCCATTAACTCTTCTGTTGCAGTCTGTACAGAACTTGCAATGTTGTGTGCAAAACCTGAAAGGACTACTAAAAAATCAGCGAAGTTTACTGAGCGTGGAACTTTATTATTATTATCCACGCCCAGTACCTCCGTTAATTAAAATTTACTTAGCCCTTCTTTACTGCTGTACCTTTGCGACCTGCTGGCATCATTGATGGTACAACCTTGCCTGGTCCTGCTGGCTTGGCGGTATCCATCTTACCTTCTACAGGCTTTGACATTGGTGCTGCTGCACGTGATCCTTTGTTCATTTTACACCTCCCTCAGTTATGCTGCGCCGCTTATAGAAGCTAGCAGAGTTGCTATATCTGGACGTTGTTCTGGACCAGCAGCAGGGGCCGCTCCGCTTTGTTCTGGAGTTGGCTGCGAGGCAGGTACGGGGGCCGCACCTGCTGCTGGAGTTCCTGGTGCTCCTGGCATCATCGCCATCTCTGGAGCTGCTGGTTGTTCTTTAGGTGCAAATGCTTTGCCAATTACGTTTTCTAATTGAAGACCTTTTTGACGGCCTTGTATAACTTCTGCAATACGGGAAATGATCTCACTTGGGTCTTGACCTTGCGCTGCCAACGCTGGAATGGCTTGAGCATACTGAGCAACAGCCACCCGCAAAGAATCGCGCATTTCTTCAATATCAACACGTTGTTCCTCCTGCGTAACATTAAGCTCCATCGGAATCTCACGACGTACATAGTCACGAGATACGAGCTTGTCTGAACGCATCTGTAGTAATGCAATGATGGCACGGTTAGGATCCATACCTGACATAATTCCGTAACGGACATCTACGCCATAGTTACCATCAATTTGACGTGATGGAACGTACTTCATATTAAACGGAGTACCATCATCTACGCCTTTGATTTCCTTGGTCATAGAACCAAAGACTTTCTCATCTACTTCAAAACACATAGCAACAAGGTCTGTAAACAAACGAGCAAACTGTGCTTGTGCTGCCTTGATCTGTGTATCAAATCCTGCCTGTAGTGCTTGAACACCACGGCCTGTAACGATAGATGCGTCAATGTTACCTGAGCGAGTCTCTGGGTAACGAGCACCTGTACGTAGTTCACGCTCTAGAACACCAGATTCAGTAAAGACTCCGTTAGGTAGTTCTAGTGGAACACGGCGAATACCCTGTGGATTTGCAGAACGCATAATCGCATCAGGTCCCAATGCCAACTCTTGCACATCCTGTGGAATAGCAATAGGTGCTTGGATAGATTTTTCTGCTGCTTGGATCTGCAATACTGCAAATCGAGCACGAGCTAACTGAACTGAAAGTACATCATCAAACTGTCCACGTGCTTCGCCATCAATAGATGAACGCATAGCAACGCTACCTAGGCACTTACCTACTGGGTTAGGAATGTTTGCTAGTACTAGGTTTTTACGCTCTGGAATAAAGATTAAGTCTTGGTCTTTGTCGTGGTAGCGAACCAAAGACACATAAGGTGAACCAGGAGAATAAACATTCTTTGGCATAATCTGGTCATAGAACTCTGGGTACTGCATTGCCAATGTCTCGGCATCAGTTGCTAGGACTTGTGTGATGGAGATGGTACGACCAAATCTATCAATTTCAGGATAAGTACCAAAAGGATTAAGCAGGCGTATTCTTGGATTATTGGTTTCATAGTCCATCTCAATTAACGCTGGCAACATACCGTAGGTATTGAACCAGTCAGCACCTGTGTACATCTGGATCTGTAGTTCAGAAGATGATACGTAGTAGTTGGCAATACGTGTACGAGTATCTGCAGCTTTACGCTGTGAGTCAGAAACCATATTGGTAGCAGCGCAGTTAAAGGATGGCAGTGGAGACATCACTTCTGCCAAGTCACGTGCTGCTACATCTACGAAGTTAGCTACTAGAGGCTTTGGGTATTCCTCTGAAAACATCGCTGGGTATACCTTGGAGATGTCACCTTGACGTACAGAGAGCACGTCGCGCATTCTCTGGTCACGTGCCGCGTAGCGGGTTTGTAGACGTGCTACCTTCGCTGCG